CGCGGCGGTTGCATGTTACGCAGATTCCAGTGCGGTGATCTTGGCCTCTGCTGCTTCGAGGCGGGTCTGTAACTCTTGGACGACTTTGAGTCCAATCTGAGACAATACAGAATATTTTGCACTTTTCGTCGTGGTGCCTAAGTCAATCAACTCCTTTTCAGTTACCTCAACTTCGTTGCCGTCTAAGTCAGTCGTATATGTCGGGTTGCCGTCCTCGTCCAATACAGGTACTTGACGCTCTTCGGTGTCGTTAGACTCAGAAACCAGACCGGGAAAAACCGTCTCCAACTCTTGGGCTACTACTCCGAATTGCGCGGGTGCATCTGCGTCTACAAGGACATCGTCTTTGCGGCGAAATTTACGAAAACGAACGGCTTTGAAATCGTCCCAATAGTCCCTCGCATCTACAATGTCTTGCTTGATTTTAATGTCTGAAATTGCTCCATATGAATTGTTGGCATTAGTGGCATTGCCATTCGTGGCTACGATAAAACGCTCACCAGCATTGTCATGTAAATAAAGAAAATATTCTGAGGTGGTGCCCGTCACGCCCCCCGTCATTTTCATCGACAATCCGCGAGGAGTCGAGGTAGCGGAGTTCTGTATGTCCATCGCCCCCCCATCACTTTTCACGGCCTTGACACTTAATGCGCCATCGGCGGCGATCCGCATACGCTCGGCGGCGTTGACATCAAATTGCATATAATCACTTGAATGAACGTAGCGGATAAAGCCAATATCGGCATCGTCAGCATCACCAAAATAGACTCCGCTGACGTTGCCCGCCGCAGTTAATAGAGATAACCCCACGTTCTGACTATTCTCTACAATCAGATCGTCACCATTAACTACAGCGGTTCCTCCACTACTTCCAGTTCGCACGTTTAGCGTTCCCTGCGTACGCGCAATGCCCACCCCTGCGTTGCCCACGACATTGAGCGTAGTCCCGTCAAACGTCAGGTTCGCCTCGGCACTCAGCGCACTCGCCCCATTGCCCGTCAAAAGACTACTGGTCGCTACCGTAGTGAGGCCCGTCCCACCGTCTGCCACGCCAATCGTATCAGCCGCAACAAACTCAGCGAGGCCGTTGGTGTCCGTGCCGCTGTAGGTGGCTTTGATCGGCTTCTTGTCAGCCATTGTTGTTGTCCTTTATTAGTTTGTGCATGTTACGCAGATTCTTCAGCATCGCGTTGAGCGCGGGTCTTGTAATCGTCTGCCGCAAACACTGCCGCGATTATTTCATCGTCTGTATTGACGTTGGGATCTGCGAAATACGTTGCACGATGCTCCTCCAGTAGTATTTTTTTACTGTGATTGATTTTGCCCATCAACGCTTCAGTCACCCACGATTCCACCGTTGGAACTTGGTGTAACATAATCTGCAAATCTTGGGCCGTAATATTGGCCTCGTCCAGTACGTTGAGGTCGTTGAATTTGCAGTCTAACACTACACCATCGCTATTAATTGTTGCCATTTTTTAACTCCTTTTTACCCAACTAAGTGACCCGAAAAATAATTAGTGATATTAGTTGATCCTTGTATATCAACCACCTTTGTCCCACCACCCACCTGTACTTTTGCCAACACCACATCACCCGCCGCGAGGTTCATCAGAAGGCTATAACTGTATGAAAAAACATTGCCCCAAGAATGAACGGCAGTCATGTTCCACGGATTGATATAGCCCGACCTAATACCACCGCTGTTGGTGGACGTCATACTTATGTGGCATCTTGTATGCGTACTGAGTAATCCCTCCAAATAGATCCCTACGCTCATTTGATACAGACCCGCCACTGGAGCCGTAAATCCACCAGTCGAAGCATTGTGGTCTGAATTGCGGTCATAGACTTCTGTATTTCCAATCAACGTGACCCACGTGTCATCACCCGTTGCATTGGAATTTGTCGCACCGTATCTGTTCATAAACGCAGGGTTATTTGGTGTGGTTATTGCACCTGTACCGTCGATCTGCATTGCCAGAGAACTGCTGGTATAGAAGTCCATACTATTGCCGTTATGCTGGTACAAGATCCTGCCTATGTCTGCGGCGGCGGCATCGCCAAAGAAAACGCTCGACGCATTAGTGGTCCCATCGCATAGAATCGAAATACCCGTATTGCCAGAACCCTCAACCACCAAATCGGCGGCAGTCGCACTTGCGGCTGCACCTGACAGACCTCGACCAATAATCGCCTGTTGCGTTCCAGTCGGCACTGATAGGACTTCGGCATCCGCATCATTCTTGATCGTCACATCATTCGTGCTACCTTGCCCCGTGAGAATCAAGCCCTCGGCGGCAGTGTATCCTATTGCCGCATCATCGCCAGCAGCAGTATCTCCCAAAACTTGCAATCCGGTAACTTTGGCATGTCCTGTTCCATGCGGCGTAACCAAGATGTTTCCATTACTAACCGACACAATCGACTGACCATTAACGTCAAGGTTGCCGCCGAGTTGGGGCGAGGTGTCGGAGACAAGACTCTCGCCCACTGCCGCCGAGGTCAGCGCAATAGGATCAGAGGTAGTGCCATCCGACTTGATAAAGGGCATCGACGCGGCTGTGGCTGAGACCGTGACGATGGTCGTATCGCTTCCATTGTCCGTAGCAGTAACGCCCGCCCCGACAAAGTTTAGGTTGGCACGGGACGTTAAGCCCGATCCTTCTTCTTGTATCGTATGACCAGAAGATGCGGCGGCACCCCAAACGGCATCGCCACTCCCATTAATTTGCAGGACATGACCATCGCTGCCCGCTGCCAGAAGCGCTGGATTGCCCCCGCTATCACCTACGATAATCTTGCCTCTGGCAATACCAGCCAACTGAGCGATGCCTACTGCATTATCGGTTATGTTAAGTGTGACACCAGCATTCTCAGCCCCAGAGTTAGCCACTGTAATATGGCTGTTCCCTGCATCGGCCACTGTTGCCACATAATTACCCGTAGTGTCAGTGGCTAATGCCACTGAGTTGGCTTGTATCGTCATAGCTCCACTGGAAGCAAGAGCAATATCCCCGCTTACTGCTACCGACTCCCAACTATCGCCATCGGCCACCATTAATCTACCAGCAGTAGCCGTAGTTGATCCTACGTCAGATAAGTCAGCAAAAGCAGAAGCCGAAGAACTCCCTGCCCCTATGGTAGATCGGACTGCTGCTGCGTCTGCATCATCAAGAATCGTCCGGGCAAAAGCAGATAAGGCAGTGACTACATAAGTATCCGAACCACTAGTGTAGATCATCTTATCTGCGGCAGTGGTAAGGCCAGCGATACTATTAAGCCCTGCATCATATGCTTGGACATTGCTTCCGATTGCTAAGCCCAGATTGGTTCGCGCACTGCCAGCACTAGATGCTCCTGTGCCACCGTGTGAGACAGCTACGTCTGTCGCGGCCCAAGTTCCGGTTCCTACGGTCCCGACTGTTACAAGATTAGCCAGTGAAGTCAGGTTGGTGTTGGTGCCAGCCAAGGTAACGGCCCCCGTGTCGGCCATAGTAGCATCACCCGACATGACATTATCAATCCACTTCGACGTGCCTGTGTCATACAGTAGCATTGAGGCATCGGCAGCCGAGGTGATGTTCGTATCACCCAACTCACTTAATGTGTCCGTAGGGTTCTTATCGGGAAATGAGGCTAGAAAGAAATTGATCTTCCCTGTGCTGGCATGATCTTCCACAATCACGCCAACTACCTGAACCAGATTACCGCCCGTGGGCCTAGTTAAAGTCCAGCCGCCTGCTGAAGTATTCAGGTAGACCGGATCACCAACGGCACCCGCTGAAGTGTTGAGTGAAGCAACCTGACTAAAGAGAGATACAGTACCGGCTGTATTGTCAGCTATATCCGCTTCCACAATAGCTTGAGCGAAGTATGTGGTAGACATCGAAGTTGTAGTAATTGCTTTTACGATTTTCGGGAAGGTCTCACTGCCAACCGTAGCGGAGTCCTTCATGTAGACTAATGAGCCAGCCGCAATAGATGAGCCGGTATCATTGTATACCTGAGTGCGAACACCCAGTAGCCCTGTGTTTGCTCTTAAGTCAGCAGGGCGAATGCCATTAGCTTGTATATTAGACGTATCTATGCCCGTAGTATTAAGGAGTGTCCTCACCTTCTGAAATGGAACAAGAACATCATCCCAACTATGAGCTTTTACATTATTCACGCCAGTTTCTAAAAAGGCAGCACCGTAATCAAGCGTTGGCATTATCGTCTATCCTCTGCGTAACCCATCAATGTCCATGAGTTTATTTGTATTGGAGCTTCTATCACACCCTCGTCATATATTTCTAATTCAAACTTCTTACCCAATACACCAACACCCGCTCGTTGGGTAACAAACTCACCAGAGTTCCACGATCCACCATCCCCCCACCGACCCACTGTGGAATCAGCAGTCCATAGGTTTAGCCCACGGGCAATATCGATCTCTGTTGTGCTGACACCACCATCACCCGCACACCGTGCCTTGAGCGTGAAGTTCCCTTCTTGTGTAGCGCGTAAGTTTAGCTGGCGTAATGATTTTGTATTCTCTCGTATGCCATCTTTATGACCATCATACCCATCACGATAGATATACATGGGCATTAATGTCCCATCATCTTTCGATGTGACCTCGGCATCCATCTCATACACTAAGCCATCTCTTCCACAAAAAGCTCTTCGTTGACCCGACGTATTAGGGACACCCGAAGAATTGACTTGGACTGAAAAGAGAGTGGTCGATGGAAAAACATTGCTATTGAGATTGTAATTATTGCGAATGCGCCACATCGGATAGGCGCCTTCGGCCCCCTGAGAATGCGCTATGGCCGAATCCAGATTTAGGCATAAGAGCATACTGTTTTCTGTCTTGCCTTTACCTGTTACTGCAAACCGCACTTCATTGTATTCTGGAACCCACACGCCCTCGACGTTGCTGAAATACTCCGGGGCCAGCCCATCAAGCCCTTGGTAGTCAATGCCGCGCACTAGATTGCGAATAGGTTCGTGCAGTGGGACGAGAGAAGGCATGGAATTACCGGACTGCACGACCATCATAGGTCCTTCTTCCGACCAAAAGAACCCGTAATTCTGTAGTCCGTTACCTGTGCCTCTACTCGCAACAACAAAACTCTGGAAGTTAATAGGGCCGATCTGATCGGAGATGCTGTCGTGATCCCAATCATATGGCGAAGCGGTACCGAGGTAATAGGCCCGTGTGAACGTGCGACCCCCGACGATCAAGAACGGTCCCAAAACCCCGGCACCTTTTATCTCTTCACCATACGTGTTAGTTATTCGTATAGCGTAATCAGCATTCCACACACTAGAATCACGGACATCAGAAGGGTAGAAATAAGAAGGAAAGGAGGCATTACCAAATGCCATAAGCCTATTAGCGTAAACAACACCGAACTTGCTGGTGTTTATATCAGAAGACCCCGGTGTCGTGACGGTCCCACTGTGGTCAACAGCCCTCAGTGTATGCCCATCGAAGACGTGCATCTTATCGGCAAACATAAGCGCACTTGGCCGAACGGTTCCATTAAAGGAGACATCACTGCCACCTGACTGCAAAACAGCCCATGAGCCAGAGTTATACTTATAAGCTTTTGTGGCACTACCTTGGTCTTGGAAGACATAAAGTGCTTGTGTCCCGTTATTGAACTGAGCGTCTACACCGCATACCGTATCCCCTGACGCGACTGCGCTGGCGGTAAGAGCCTTAATGCCCTTATCCTTAGTCAGTGCGCCAAGGATAGAGACATGGACATTTTGCAAATTGCGGTAACGAGGGATGCTCTCGCTAACATCTTGTCGTATCCCGCCCAAGATAGTATCCTCAGACCAAGTGAAATGTCCTCCACGACTCATCATTTTTTGGGTGGTCTTCCTCTCCGCTTCTTCTGCGGCGGTGGGGCATTTGTAATATTTACATGCGCTTTAACTGGTTGCGAAGGGTTTCTCGGCAACTGGACATCATCGGCAAAAATGGGTGCGGCTCTTGGCATTTTAATACCCGTTATAATTAGAGGGGTAAACGGTCTCAAGCTTCTGATCTTGCCGTTTGCTGATCCAAGCGAGGAGGTCGAACATCAACCCCTGCCGACCGGGACTTCCGAAAAACAAAGCCTGTAGTTCCCCGAACCTATTGCGGTTCTTAATCGCACCCTCCATAGCGGCGCGAACAGTAACGGCACTGTGGTGATCTTCGGGAACAGGACAGACCACGGCGTACTTACTCACATCATCACCATACGAGACTGGGGTGACACCCCAAGCACTCTCCACAGTAGCCGTTCTAGTCGAGCCATTGTAGTCAGTTATCCGCTTGTACTCGCCCACCCCACTCCCTGAAATAATCTGGACGGTCATGCCGTTATAGAAATCATTACGTCTATCTACTACACCAAAAGTGGCGGCGTAGTTCGGCGTAGCGTCTGAGAAGGTTATTGAGGTGGATGTTCCAGCACTCGTAAAGCCCTCAAGCATGTTGCCATAAGAAGGGACATACCATATACGCACGGCAGCGGCAGCGGCCGCATTGGGCGTAGGCTCTATGCGGATGTTATTCCCCTCCATCATAAATGAGTAAAAGGGGTGAAGATCTACTAATGTCCCCACGCCTTGAAAGCTGAAGTAGTCGCGTAACTGAGCCGCAGGCAATGGCCCATTCGTATCATTTGCCAGTGTGTCTGTTAAGTTCTCAGCCATGACGATGCGTGAACCCAAGCGAGCGTTGACGGGCAGGGCGTATGTCTCCTGACCAGCGACTAGATCCAGTGTAGTCGTTTCAATAAAGAAGCTTGGGTCTTCCTCAACGATCTTACGGCATAGCTCCTGTTGGGCAGAGTGCAGTCGGCGCATGATCTCGGCACCATCAAAAAACCCATCTAGTGCATCAAGGTGGTTCTTAAAGTCTGTCACCATCTCTGATGGTATCATATTGCACGCTCAATCGCAGGTTTATAATCTTCTTTAGGTAAGTTAGGTGATCCAAAATCCTCACTGGCTTGGTCCCGTAGAGGCTTTGCAATTTCTTTAGCTATATCAGCCACGTCCGATTTCCAATCCTTATCTATTTCCTCTTGCCGCTTGTCTTGCTTTGCCATCATCTCATCAATCACCCGCCTTGCGCCCAAGCGATGGTGGTCTGATGCAGCAAGGGTATTAAGCACTCGGTCATCAAGGTTACGATACTCATTGTTCGGGCCTTTGACCGTCATAATGTGTGTTTCAATGTCATATAATTTATTGCCTGATGGAGTAAAGCGAGTTATTACCCAACGCTCATTTGGAACATTCCATCGGACATTAAGCTTCTCGTCGTATCTCTTTAGCTTCTTTATAAAACCATGATCGGGTATATACATTGGGGGCCTTTAGATGTACATGTGAGGGTAGAGCCGCCTCGACCCTACCCTCACAGGATGTTAACGGGTGAGGTCTTTAATCACACCGTTGTTGCCGGGATCAGTGCAGCCCATGTTGCCATACTTGAATAGCGTAGCATCATAGTGCGCTTTACCCTGCTGACGATGGAGGACGTTACCGTCTTCATCATCAAAGTCGAAGTCACTCAACTCGTAGAAGCCAAGCGTATCTTCGTCCAAGAAATACACGACATCATCATCAGTTTCAGAAGTATTGCTTTGCACATGGCAATCCCGATCAAAAACAATCGGAACACCACCCCACTCAATAGCCGTAAAACCACCTTCAAACTTCTGCTGATCACCGGGAGTATAGCGGCGTTGTTGAGTCATTAGGTCAGCAATTCTACGATACTGAACGCGATTAGTAATACCGAAAGAGACACTACCTTCACCCTGCTCTTCGATGGTTAACAGAGCATCATCAAGAATAGTATCAGTGATTGCACGGTCCGCGCCGCCATTGGCAAAAACTTGTGCATTCCACTCGGGGTAATCACCGCGAACAATATTTTGAAGGGTTCCGGTATTACTAATAATCCCCTCAAGGCCCATGCGCTCATAGCGATTAGCTTCGGCAATACCAGCAGCACGAGAACCCGTGCGAGTAATCCAGTCAGTTGCTTGAATCGCAGAGTTAGTGGCGGCAGCGTGCGTCACAACAGCACCAGATACACCCGTAACTGATAGTGCTGCATAACGTGCCGCGTGACCACCAGCCGCGTTCTGCCAAACATCAATAAGCATGCCAGTTTTAACCGCGTGGGTAGTTGAGTCCATCGTGATCGTATTAGCAGTATTATCTGCTGATAATATAGTGCCAAGACTACCCTCACCAGCACCGAAGTGCTGACGATTCAAGTCATTGCGAAGATCACGCTCAATCCCCTCCATCTCCGAAGAGACTACGCGGATAAAAGCACCCTCGTCATTGCGCGAGGCGGCAATCGCCTGATGCGAAATACGAATGGTAGCGTAGTTGTACTTATAAGGGATACGACACTCCACATACGTTTGATTCTGCGGAGCGGGAAGATCGCCTTCATCTGCTCGCGCACCAATCGCTTGCGAAGGACGGATGTTAATAGGCACAACAGCCGAGCGACCCGACACCGTAGTCAGGTCCGTATTCGTTTGAAGCCTACTCGACAATACATTGCGGGTATTGATCGTAGACTGTAGGCGCGGCAGATAAAGATATTTAAGTGCCGACTCTATATTTGCTAAGTTACTGGACATTTTACTTGCCTTTTACTCGCCGCCCAAGGCTCCTTGCGTGCCTTTTTTCATAAATTCTCTGACGGTTTTCGTAAAATCCCCGGCATTAAAATTCATGGCTTTATCATTAGGATCACGCAATCGCTTGTATATACTTTCAGCCGCCGAAGCATTGCCCGTAGACACCTGTTGGGGTGGTGCGGAATTTGCGCTCGACTGCTTATCTGCTACATACTGTTTGCGATCGGAATGAGAAGACTCTAAGCGGCTATTATTTAGGTTACGGAATATTTGAGTAGCTCGATCAAGATTGAATTGCTGGTTGTTATTACGCCAACCGTCCAGCCCACGCTGAGTAGTCATCGCCCGTAGCGACTCCCGCTCAAATTCATTGTCTACACCCGCACTGTCCAACAGGGTATTCATATGATTCTCATACTGCTTTACCGTGTTGTCTTGCTGTGCAGCACCAACTGCGCCTTTGACTGAATTCAAGTCATTCCTGACTGCGCCAAGCTCACGAGTTAATTCTGATTGAATTACTTTCTGGACATTATCAACAAACCACTTCACACCCTCACGATCCATACCCTGATTCTCTTGAGCTATCTGCTCTAGTAGGTCTGGTTCGGCTTGGGGTTGCTGTGGCTGCTGCTGCTGCTGTCCAGCCATTGTTGCTGCAACCGTTTGAGCGATCAACGCCTGTAGCTGTTGTTGCTGCTGTTGAGGATCTACAACTGGAGCTTCGTCGGCTAGCCCATCATTCGATGGCTCTGTCTCTGACGATCCCTGTGATTCTCCAGCAGTGGTAGCTGGTGCCGCTGTACCGGGGATTCTTCGTATGCCGTTATTTTCCGCAAGCTCTGCAAGCTGCGCGAACGTATCAGCACTGATTTCCTCTGGCAAGGACAAGTCGGCTTCGGCCTGTTGTGTATCTACAGCAGCACCGTCCGTTACTTCGCTCATCATCTATCTCCTATTGTTGTGCATTTTGTTGCGATTGCTGTGGTCCCATTGCCCCACTTTGAGCAATGCCTTCCGCAGCTTGATCGGGTGCGCCTTTAGCCGCTTCTGCCGCTTGCATCGCCTTCTGCTGCTCTTGTTCTATTACCTGGCGATGCTGCTGGGCGCGTTGCATCAATGCTTGCTTTGGCCCTTCATCCATCTTCTCAAATTCTGAGGTAAGCATGAACTCACGAAGGACACCGTATTGTATCTGGTGATTGTCAATCTCAAGGATCTCAGGTAGGTCTTCAGGACCCGCACCATCTCGGATGGCAGTAAGGACACGCCGTGCTTTCTTAGCATCAAGGACATACTCACCTTCAAAGCCATCAATGCCCAATGCTTCCAAGACACGCCCACGAACTTGGGGCTGCTTGATATCGCCCAAGACACCAAGCTGTGCGGCTTTCATAATCTTCTGCTGGTATGCTATATCAGAATAATTCGCACCGATGCCTACCTTAACCGTCATGTCTTCCGCACGATAGACATCGGCCCCACTGAAGTGAAAACTTTCCGTTTCTTTATTGTCACCTATATTCTTAACCAGCCGCGATTCTTTCCAGTACTTGTGAACGACCATCAACTTGCGATGCTCATGCTCAGAGAGGCCCGCCCTCCATGCTTTTATCGCTGGACCAAATCTCTTAAAGGCTTGCTCTTGGACAAGCTCCACTGCTGCGCCTGTCTCAAGCCCTGACCCACCAGGGGGTATCCCACCCTGTAAGATTTCCCGCGCACCAGACACTTCGTCCATATCACGCAACGTGGACTCACGCTCTTGCAATACCTGCGCTGACACCGGAACGCCTTGTAATCGTTCTGGCTTAAAGCCACCTGTGGTATGGGGATTATAGCGAATGATAAGGCCCGCCCGACCGTCCACATGACTTACGCCAGCCCCTTCGGGAACGAGCCACTGGTTGCTGACCATCTGTTTGCGGTTCTGGACAATATGCGAATCGACAGCATTGATTCTTTTTTGCAGCGGCACCATGTCACTGAAGGGCGATCCACCCCAGAAAAGCCCCGGCATATCTCTATACTTTATGTGGGTGTAGGGCAGATTGCCATCACAGCTATCTAAGTCCCCCTTGTAAAGAACCTTGCCATTTGCATAAATAAGCAGACACCCATTCTTAAAGCGACGATCAGGAACGTGCCGAAAGAACTTTAATAAGACCTTGTCTTTTGTGTCATCTTGACCCCCGTCATTTTGGTGATCGAAGACCCCTGTCCAGTTTTCATAATCCAAAGACTCGGCTACTAGATCCTTCGCCTTACTACCGAACTTGTCCTTAATCTGATCCACATCCATCGGATCAGTTTCCATGACATAGCGAACATCCTTGAATGAGCGAGCAGGCTGAGGATACCAGTTCAAGGGGTTGATAACAGACTCGGTTAGATTGCCAACACTGTATTCATCATATACCGGATAACCGTCCTTGTCGAGTTCCGGTACTTCGGTGGTGTCGTAGGACTTCTGACCAGACATATCATAGACTGGCTCTTGGCTCGGCTCTAAAAAAGGACGCTCGTAACAGTTAGGGCATCGTTCCGGTGCGCGATCCGCAGGCTCTTGATAACCACACGTAGCACAGTTCATTACTTCCTGTGTCACTTCTTTTTTCTCAAGGCCCATCTTAGGTTGGCGCATCTTATCGCCAGCCTTAGCATCCCATCCCGTGTATAGGATGGCATTGCCTGAAAGAACAAGCCAGCCAGCCGCAGGTATATGAAGGTTTAAATCGGTAGATAGACGATGGAACTCGGACTGAAGCACGTGCTGTGCTGTCCGTGCAGCCTCTATATCGTCTTGATTGCGCGTGGCGGGATCGACATTAGGCATGATATTGCCCGTAATAAAGATGTCGACGATGCGGTCAAAGTTACGGACTAAGTAATTCGTAACAGGGGTAGGCACCCAATCATCTAAGGTGTGGTGGTCGAAACGTGCGCTGTTGGGAGAATACTTGATCCATTGATTCCCACCCAACATATGCAGGGCTTCTTTGATATTGCGCTCTATGCCACTACGGGAACCACTGAGGTAGCGCCACACATCTTCCCCGAAGTTAAGATAATCGTCCTCTGTCTTAGGAGCTTTATCTAATGAAGCAACGGGTGAGAATGAAATGCCTTTATTGTTTCTCATTTACTTCTTCTTTTTTATCTCGCCGCCAATTTTCTTAGCATAGTCTTCTGCTTGACGCTTACCTTTTTTATCGTAACCGAATTGCTTGACCTTCTTGGTCTTAGGATCTAATACACCGGGCATGGCTATTTCTTTCTTTTCTTATACTTACCGTGAAGCTTCTTTTTTACGTTGCCTTCGATCTGTTTGATTTTACCGCTGGAAGTTCTATCACGTAACCCAAGGGGGGTTTTGCCACGATCATAATTGTAAGCATTGTAAGAGTGATTTTTTTTACTGTGAGACCTAAGAATTGCTTGGTTGCTATCATGATCCTGGCGGGTCATATCACGCCTGCTATAAGGTGTAGCGCGCTTGTTACCGCCGGTCCCCCTAGTCGGTTCTTGTCTTATAGGCATAATTATCCCCCTGCTATAATTGGATTAAATAGATTTTTAATAGAATTGCGGCCACGGCGTTTACTTCTCCGTGGACTGTCTGGAGTAAGCATAGTTGCAAAGCCTAGCGGGGTCGCTTAGTTGTCGTTACAATGTAACTTATAATATCGTTACGTATAGTTTAAAGTAAAATGTTTGTTACGTCAAGTCACCAGTGCCATCAATGGGCCTAGTATGGGATCGTCTGCGATGTCGTGGTCTGAAAACATTAGCTGCGATGTTTCCGTTTTCAAGTCACGTAACTTGCCCGTCACAATATCAATGCAATTATTCCAATCGACAACCGAGACAATATAAGTATCCCCTTCGCCACTACTCATCTGCCAACCGCCACCCTCTGCTATGGTAGTAGAAGCGTATATCCCCTGGACATTGGGTATGCGGCCCCGAACAAAATCCATCGTCCACTGTGGTGTGATGGAAAACTTAATAGCCTTGGGCTTACTTGGCTCGACGGGAGTTGGTGCTTCCTTGGGCGTATCAACAGGTGCGCTCACCACAATTTGATTTGGATCAATAGCCTGATAACTTCCATCAGACATCCGTAGCTCGACGGGCTGTTCCATGGAGTAGTCACCGCCACCCGCACCCACTGATCTGGAGGTCTGATTAGTCATGACTAAGCACCTTTAACTTTACAGCAAAGTTATCCGATGGCTCAGCCCACGACATTTCTTTATCCATTAGAATAGAATACTCCTCACTTAACTGAAGTAAGGCTGTAGATATTTTAGCACTCATTTCAAGAAGTCGAGCGATTTCAAGCCCCACTGTATTATCCATATTAATCCTCATCTTGTTTCGGCAACCAAGCTTGGAGCATATCAACAAACAAGCTCCAATCCACGACTACCATAGGGTCACAATGATTACGTTTAAGGACAAGGAGGTCATTCGTTCCCTTCCAATCCTCAAGGGTTTTAAAGCCCGCACCATCCTTTCTTGCCTTTACCTCGACACGAAGAGCATCACTTATTACAATGTCACCACTGAAACTACCTCCAGCCGCACCGGATAGTGGCACTCTTTCAGCCGGAATACCAGCATCATTCAACTTAGCAACAATCTCTCGCTCTACTCTATTGCCTTTATTGCGCCTATTCTTAGCGTTCATACCTTCAATTACCCACCAAATTAGAATGAACCTTCGACATCTGCAACACTAGTCTGTGGTTCGGGATATCGAACACCCCGTTCCATGTATTGCTCTGGTGTTTCCATATTTAATTGAGTTTGTCGGACACGGAGCGCAAGGTTTTGATAGCGTTCCATCATCTCCCTACGCTCTTTCCGCTCTAAGTTGAGGTGTCGCAATAAGGCGGCGATTATTAAGATAAACATAATAACCGTAAAGAAACTATATACTTCGCTCATATTAATAACTCCATCGTTGAGTCCGTTGAACTCTTACCCTTTGCGGTCTTAGAGACAATCTGGCTGATAAGCCGATCTGATCTTGGCATCTCTTCGCCCCATAAATCATCAGGATCAAGTAGCTCTTCTCCATTTATTATTGGATTAAGGCTATTAGACTTCATTTCATAGACCATTAACTGCACTCGCATCATCTCAATAGCAATTAAATAAGCCATCACAAGATCATCATGCCCGCCCCTGATCGCTTGGAACTTAGTACCCTCCAGTGCAAAAGTCTCAAATTGAGACAGTAAGGACCTACTGCGTATCTTAACAGACTCGTCCTCAATGTATCTACGAGCTTGGGCAACCAACATTGGACGTGTTCTTAGGTTGGTGTTCCATCCGAGTTTTTGCGTTGCGTCCCTGTAGGGCTTTCCGGTTTGTGTCTGCTGGAAGTAAATATGCCGGTAACCCAAGTTGAAAAGGGTTTGGTTTGCTCCACCATCTTTATTGTTTTCCAAGCCAACCAAAGCATGATTGTACCAGGTACCAAGCATATAAGAAAGCTCGCCAAAAGAAATCGGATCAACTTTTCCCTGCAATTCACAGACTTGCTCACCCGTTTCACAACATATGACTTCAAGGACTGCATCATCTCCATGTGCCAAGCCTTCTGCGGGATCGCCGCCGACCACATAAGTGCTATTGGGCAGTGGGTTCTGCCATACTCTCAGGTCGTAATCCATGATCCTCGCCTTGATTAAAAAAGCTTATTGAGCCATCTTCCCCCATCTCCAACATGCCCATTACAGGAGTAGACAACTCTTCGCGTATCTTTCGCATAGTGCTACTAGGCAGTGCCAGCTTAACACCCATTGGAACAAAAGCACCATAGACACGCGCTTCAATTTCGTCCTCATCCCACTCCCTCATCATTCGACGCTTGGCATCTTCATCGACATAGGGGTTATCCAGCAGTGACCATGTATGGAACTCTAACCCCTTGTCCTCTCTTTGTAGGTATAGGTCTTCATATATCCAAGGTATACCCTTGGTCTTGTCGTAGATCGGGGTCATTGTCCCAATAAAATACCCATTAGTATCGGCTAATCGGGCCTGACACTCGCTGTATATATCTTTGGGCTGCACCTCGTCGAAGTGGACTTTATGCAATGAAGTCCCTTGAAAAGTATTTCTTTTCTGTGTGCTGAACTTAAACTGTATCCATGAGTCATTGGTAAAGCGTAGCTGGTGGCTCGACCACCCACTCTTGGCCGTATACTTACACTCGTCGTGGACAAAGTTCCACATAAAGCCTGATTCGTCATTGCCTAATATGCGCTCAACTATGATCCGTTCTAATACATTTACTGATGTTTCTTCTGTGTCACTGACCGTCCACATACGAATAGGCTCGTTATAGCGACTAGACTTAGAGCGAGTAAGAGGATCAATCATTAGACAGTCTGCTATGTCTTCAATTAGCCCTGATTCAGTTTTACCACAACGGTTTCCGGTAATAGCCCACTTATTAAGAGATTTACTTTTAAGAAAGCCATACTGACAACTACCATCCCCCTCCCTGCTACCAAATGGAGACCATCGGAAGAAGGGGGCCTGTGCCATCTTAAGCACCATCTCGTATTCGACGGGCTTCTCACTCGCAAAGACTTCATGGAGATTAGGATTTTGCTCTAAAACCTTAGCTAATTCAGTAAGGTTCTGGAGAAAATTACTCATCGGAGAACCATCGGACTAATGCCGTATGTAAAACACTACGGTCTAAATGATCCCCAAGGGACTTGATAGCCTTACGACTGTTCCATACCGCTGGAACACCGTCATTATCCCCTGCTCCAACACCTATAGCCAAGCATCCTTGTAGTTGATGGGCGTAATTAGCCGAGTGGATCAAGCAAGCATAGCGTTCGGACTGGCCATCATCGTAATAATGAGAGACTGTGCCGCCAACAAAGGCCCAAACCTCTCCATATTTATCCGAAGAATGCGGGACGAGGTCGTATTTCCCCCCAGGTATACAGGATATACTGGGTTGATTATCTTTCCACGGGCATTCTATACCGAAGTAAGTTGTAATAGGTGTGTCTGAATGAGGGTCAATGACGCTTACGTTACTAAGTGTGCCTTTACCTGTAGATTCGTATCTATCGACTATTATCTTCATAACCTTTACAATTCGTATTGATTATAGCTATATTGTCATTACATTAATAATACAGAAGGAGAAGACTAATGTCAATTGAAATGGTTGATGTGAATATAGCGGCCGAGATTACAGGATTAAAACCTTCTACAATACGCAAGTATGCTAGGGAACAGAAAATACCCCACTATAAGTTTGGTGGAGGACAGAAGGCACGTTACCGCTTTATACCCGAAGAAATAATTGAATGGGTAAAAGCGCACCGAGTCGTTGTTTTGCAAAATAAGAATAGCCCGCGATCCCAAAGAAAAGAATTAGACATCAATAGCTTTGCAGTCAGTTTATAAAAAGGGACACCTTTAATTCCAACCTGTCCCTTATCATAGTTATCATAGTTATCATGGTTGTACTGTTTATGGTGGATGTGTATTATGCGGAATACTCATCTTTTCCAATGTAACAAATGTTAGTCTATGTGTAGTATTACAATGCCTGTTATAATTAGTATAAGATATACATAGCGACAATGTCAGTTTATGTGTAGTATATACATACTACTTTAACCATACCGGGGGGTAATATGAGTAAGGATCGTATGATAATCGAAGAACTGTGCGTAGCACTGGAACGCACGGGGGTGCTGGCAAGAGAGTTAATGTTCACCGCGCTACTCAAGGACTCAGCGATCAATATCCAGCTTGACCTAAACACGGAGACAATTAATAAAGCCATAAGCCTTGTGAATAAAGAGTAACGACATTATATTGATATACATCACGACATTGGCGGCATCGTTATCTGGTGAGAAGCGTTGCCCACTAAGTAGACATACGAATAGTAAGGTTCTCGGCTAAGGATAACCGAGCATGGCAATCGCCACTCACCACAGGTGGGATTGCCGTGCCTGAACCAAGTTGAATAGCAAGAACTCCAGTGTCAGTCCACGGACTAAAGGCCCACGTGCTACGGACTGCGTCTGATAAACGTCACCTATCGGGGTATAACATTACAACTAAATGGATGGTTAGTATACCAATAAGAGAAGGCAGAGAGAGGGGGGATAAAAATCCCTCTCGACCCACGTCTGAAGAAAGACTATGGCTAAACTTAAATCTGGCCCGAAGCGTAATGAGAAAAAGCACCGAGAGCTTGTTGATCAGATATCAAACTGGCATGCTACCCCCGAAGAATACCGAGCCAATAAAACATTAAGCTCACTAGCTAAAAGCATCGGTGTGCATGCCAATACCGACTTCTATAACCTTGCCGACAGTGCCGAAGTATACCACAAGTGCCTGCTCAATACCGCCGGGGGTGCGATAGCTCTCGCCCCTGAAGTCCTAAAGATGCTCTACGAAAAGGCTGTAGTCGATAAGAACGTCAAAGCCGCCGAAGTATACCTTGAGTTTCTACGGAAAACAATAACAGATGGTGGTATGCTCTCCAAGCTAATGCCCAGTGCAAACGTCGGAGAGATCATGAACAACGTAGAACACGCTACCGCCAACCTACTGGAACTCGCCAAGACCCTCAACAATAAGCCTCCTATCGAAGCAGTAGATGCCCAATTCTCCGAAAGTCCAGCCGCGCACAGCGACGATAAGGCTGAAGAATAAAATGACTTGAAGGTTTTTGAAGATTCTACACGCGAGTGCGTATGTTAACAGAGAACAAACTTCCGTTAAGGGGGAAGAGGGGGGTCGGGGGGGGGTATGAGCTACGCATAACCACATACGCCGCAGACTAACGACCTCTCGCCCTCCCCCGCTGCCCGTATCGCCTACCTTCCTATTCCTTTAAGCCTTACACTCGCTCGGTCTCCAGCCCCAACGCGATCACCTACCTTGCTACCCTGCTGGTAAGCCGCCCGCGTCCCTCCTCCCGTGCAGTGCCCGTGGAGAAAGACGATCAACTGTCCT